GGCTGCACCTTCGTTCTTCACCGGGGCTGCGGAGAAACCAGAGAGCTTGGTTTCCTCTTCGAACGAACGCTCGGAGGTCTCCGTCTCGTAGATCTCCTTGTGCTCTTCGCCGTAGCGCTTGTACTCCATGCCGAACAAAGCGTTCAGACCGGGCAGGAGTTCCTTCAGTAGTTGGGCACGTGAAATTGCCATTTTGAGTTACTCCTTAAGCAACGTAGTAGCGATGAGCGCCGAAGGTGATCTTGACGAGCACTTCTTGGCTTTGCACCAGAGCCAGCGTACCGGAAGCAGTGGTGTTTGCTGCCATCGTCAGGGTCTGCGAGGTAGTGGACGAAACCGTAGCAGCGGTGCTGACAACGCCAACCCACTGCAACTGGCCCGTAGCCGTCACCAACTGGTACATATCCGTACCAACCGGGATCACCTGACCAATCGACAGACCAGACACAACGATGGACGTTGAGCCGGTGCCGCTGACGTAGGTGCAACCCGTGTTGATCTGCGTATCAGGCACGAGACCCAGAACGCGGAAGTTACCAGCCGAGGCCGAAGCCGCAACCACACCGCCAGCAGAGTTGCCAGTCGCGGAAGAACCAGTGGTGGTGTTACCCGCCATGTTCTGACCGACCAGAAGCTGCGTTGCCGAAGCGATGGTAGCCGTACCAGCAGCCGTCACCACAGCAGCCTTGAAGACCGTATCCGGGTCGTCACAGATGACTGCTTCGATGTCCCCGGCCAGGATGTTGCCCGGGTAGTACTGGGAGAACCGCTTCTGCTTGGTCACCGGATCGGTGTACGAGCAGCCCAGGAACACACCAACGGCGGCGTTACCTGCAATGGTGTTGGCGAGGATGGTGACAAAGCCGCTTGCAAGCTGGACAAAGTCACCGTAGTAAATGGCAGTGCCATAGTTGTAGGCAATCGGGTACTCTCGGGTAGAACCTGAGAATACTTGACCACCGATGAGGTTTACGGGTTTGAAGCCGTAAGGTGCATCAATCGTGGGGTATCCCATCTGAAACTCCTTGGATTACGAACCGCGTCCGAACGAAACCTCAGAGCGGCGCTCTTTGAACAGAGGCATCCGGGGATCGTTCTCGCGCATGAAGTTGTTGTCCACTGACGCCATCTGCCCGTCAGCTTGGCGCTGGTAGTAGGCATTACGCTGCTCAGTGAACTCCTTTGGTGTTTTGCAAAGCAGCAGGCCACCGATCTCAATGCTGTCTGGGAACCGACCTGAGCCGACCCCCATCAGTTGAATCTCAGGATGTTCGCTTGCTTTCACGGGCTCCCAGCCCTCGCGGAGTTTTGCGGAAACATTACCTGGGTCATTAGTACCCAAGGTGCTGACGCGAATCCAACGAAACGAATAGCCGTCTTCCGGGTTCGGATCAGGCAACGCAGTGGGGGGCATCCATTGCTTAGGCCTTTCAGCCTTTGCTCGGGTGTCAAACTCACGGGGGATACGTTCAGCCATTTTGTTTCCTCATTTCTTCCGCAACCGCACGAGCGTACTGCTCATTTGTCAGTCCCAGCCGTTTGGCGATATGAACTTGTGATTGCGTCAACACGATCTTTCGAGGCGCTGTGCTACGCGTAGCGGGTGCTACAACAGACGACTTACGCTTTTCCGAGGGGAACGCATCTGGAAAAACACTGCGTACACGGGAATTGATCTTCTCGTAGTACTCGTCGCTTGTTGGGTTGACCCCACTTTCCACAAGTTTCTCATGTACTGCAAGAGCAAGTGCCGTCATCTCTTTGTCGGCCCCAAACCAGGAATTGGCTTCTTGCCACGCTCTGGCTTTGGTATCGACCTGAGGCACATACTCAGGCTGCGGAGCCGGTTGTACCACAGGTGCTTGGGGCTGCGCAACTGCTTGAGCAGTCTGTGGTTTGAAATTGTTGACGCGCTCCGCCTTGATCTTGGCCGTGGTGAGTTCTTCCTGAGCAGCAATGAACGCCTCAGTATCACCAGCCTCATGCGCTGCTTTGAGCTTCTGCTTGGCCGATTCAACCTCGTTGGCGACCACCTTCTTGGCCTGCTCAAGCAGTGCCTGCTGGCCCTGCCCCAAACTGCCTTGGAGGCGTTTGTTCTCCTCGACAAGGTTCTGAGCCAGCTTCAGAGCTTCTTCGCGCTCACGAAAAGCCGCTTCCTTGGCTCGACGCTCCTCGTGATACCCTTTGGAGAAGTGCTGAATGCGCTTCTTGACGCCCTCAGAGTACTGCTCCAACTCGTCGTCGGTAACCTCTGCAGGGGCTTCTTTCATGGGTTTGCGCCCACGATCCTCCGCAGGAGTGTCGTCTACGACCTCGATCTCGGTGCCACCTTCGCCTTCGATCTCAATTTGAAGTTCTTCCGGCTTTTCCTTTTCATCAGGAAACCGAAACCGTTCCTCGTGTTCGTGGTTTTGCATGTCCTACTCCTTATGCCCGCTTGATGCCACGGGGGTCTTGAACAACCGCTTCAACGCTGTCGTCGTTGATGATCCGCCACTCCGTACCATGAATCTTCAGGCGCGTGCCCGTATTGGGGCGAACAAGGATGAAGTCACCTACCTTGCAGGACGGGCCTGACGGGAAACGCAGCGGATCTTTGTAACAGTCGGGACCCATCTTGGCGACAAACAGCACCGGGCTCATCACCTCTTCAAAGTGCATGGTCTGGCCTGCTTTGACCAGCCCGCTCTCATACTCCTCCTCTGCTTTAGGCAGCATACAGAGCAGGTGGTAAGTCACCGGATCAGGCACCTGACGGGCCTTTTCTGCATCACTTTCCGGCAACACGGTTGTGTTTTGGCCGTCACTCAGGAGTAGTTCACTCATCGTCGTTTTCCATATTTCGCACAAGGTCGGTTATGAAGGCATGAGCACGTGAAAGACCCTGGATTTCACCCGTCATGAATTTGTACTCAGCGTAGTCTTTTGCCGAGCCTGAGATAAGCGCCTGTGCGATGGATTCACGGCGCTCCTCAATTTCCTTAACAACCACGTCGAACGCAGTGGCAGCCATTCGTTACTCCTTGTTTGCAGGTTTTGACGGGCGTTGTTGCGCAGCCCGCATCATCTGCTGTCTGGTTTTAAGGGCGTCAGACTGGACTTGTTGACGCATCTTCTGCTGGTGCATCTGCTCCTTCTGCTGCAACTCCTGCTGCGCCCTCATGGCCTTCAATCGAGGGTCTTCACCCTGGTTCTTCTGGGCCTCAAGCTGCAAGCGCTGCGCCTCAAGCTGCAGCTTTTGTTGCGCGATTTGGAAGTCCATCTGATCGTTCTGGGCCTTGCGTTGCATCTCGGCCTGCTTCAACTGAAGCTCCGCTTGCTGCATCTGCATTGCCGGGTCCTGGGCCTGTTGTTGCGCCTGCTGTTGAGCCGCCATCGCTTGGTTCTGGACCATCGTGCGCTGTGCAGCGGCGGCGATCAGCGGAGCCAGGGCCTTCTCGTCCTCAGGAGCGATGGGCGCGTTGGACTCCTCATCCAGCGTGGGCAGGGGCACACCCAAGGCCATCTCGACCTGCGCCCGGTATGCGAACGCAGCGTGCTCTGCAATGTGCGCCATGAGTGCGGCCATCATCTGCTGCGCCATTGGGTTCTGACCCAGCGTGGACATCACCTTCGGGTCCTGCATGAACGCCTGATGCGTTGCCATGTGGGCTTCGTGGTCTTGGTACGCAAACGCCTTGACAGGTTTGCCCCGCAGCACGTTCATGTTCTCCGTCACAGGGTCCTGGGGCTTCTGATCCTCAGGCACGGCCACCAACCGCTCCGCGTTCTTGATGCCCAACACCTCCAGCATCTGCCGGTGCAACTGGGGCAAGTCGTAGATCTGCGGTGCGCCTTGAGCCAACTGCAGTGCAGCTTGGTACTGCATGATCCGCTGCGCCATCGTGGCTGCGTTTGGATCACTGACGGGGATCACTTCTACGAGGTCGTAGTCTGACTGCTTGACCGAGCGGTCGCCGCCTTCTGGCGTGTAGGAATAGTCTGCAGGAAGGAAGTCGCGGATGATTCCCTTCAGGAGCTTGAACTCCATCCTCAGGCTGGCGTGCACACGAGCCTGAACAGCCGACATCGTCTTGAGTTGCCGCTCCAGAATCGCCAGCGTGGTGCCCACCGGGGCCTGTGCGCTCATGTCACTGACCTTCAGGTCAGCGATGGCAGCAAGGCGACGGCCTTCCTCTGTGATGCGCTCCAGCAGGGCTGCAAGGACCTGACTGGGCTCCTTGTACGGCAGGGGCATGATGTTGTCCCTGACCGACCCGCTGGGGATGTCTACATCCCTGAACTCGCCCGGAGCGATGGGGGTGTCGTCACCTTTGATCCGCAGGCCACGGCTCTTCAAGCCACCGGGCAGGTTGGACAGGGTTCCAGCATCAACGAGCTGGCGAATGATGGAAGTGCCAGCGCGAGCATAACCACCAATAAGGTGGATATAGCCCAAACCATAAGCGCCAAAACCAGGGATATAGGTGTATTGGACGAAGTGTTGTCGCTTGAGCTTCTTTTTGTCTGATTCTTCCCAATTTCGTCGGATTGCCAGAACCGTCTGAGTGCCTCTTTCAACCGTGACCACATACGGCAAAGGAACTTCATCTTCGTACCCCGGCATGTCCCAGTCTACGTGGATCTCAAGCACCTGATACCGATCATCATCGGTCAGCGTGTACCCCTGCTCTTCTGCCTTTTTCTTCTCGATGTCGGTGAAGAACCTGACAGGTTCCCCAAGCTCAGCGTCCTTATAGAACCCCGCAACCTGCAATTTCTTAAGCTCGTTCTCCGTCTTGCGCATGGTGTGAGTCACGCGCTCTGCGGTGTACACGTTCGACGCCCCGTAAGGCATGATGAGATCTTCTGCCGGTACAAACGGTGCTGCGGGCAGCTCTGTGCTGGGGTTCGGGTAGATCTTCTTGAACGCCGCGCCTGCAAGGCCCAGTGAGTACAGCATCCGCTCATGCTCTGAGCGGTAGTCAATCATCTTCTCGGTCAGCATGTAGTTCATGTCATCACGAACACGCTCTGCAGCTTCCTCTTTGAGACGATCAACCGCGCCGATGATCTGCGTCTTGACTGGACCTTGGGCAGGGAAAGTCTCGGTGATCATCTCCGACTGGAACCTGATCGCAGCTTCCGTCAGCAGGGGGCTGTACACGCCGCAGGCCCCGTTCCATGGCTCGGTGCGCTCCTCGTACTTCATGCCAAGGACTTCCAAGCCCTTGACGAACATCTCCGTCCAGTCTTTGCGACTGTTGATGTCTGCATCCACCAAGGAGACAAGCTCACTGGCAAGGGACTGCAGTTCCCCGTCGTCCATGTACTCTGCAAGGTTGGCGTCGAATTCATCAGCAGTTTCAGGCTCGGGCATGAGGTCGATCTCAACACCGTCGATGCCAATCTTGACCCCTTCAGGGTCTTCGATCTCAATCTCGATAGCAGGCTCGTCGCCCATCATTGCGAGGTCCTGGGGCATGAGGGCTT